AACCGCGCTGGAAACTGCAACGTGTCCGGGTGAGGGCGGTGGTGGACGGGCAGATCAGCCTGCAACTCACCGGGCAGTACCTGGGCGACAGCCAGATCCTGGAGGTGACGGCATGAGTATTGTGGACCTCTCGGTGCTGCCCGCGCCGCAGGTGCTGGAAGACCTGGATTTCGAGGAGATCTTCCAGGCTGACCTGGCGACCTTCATGTCGCATATGGGCGAGGGCTGGGCCACGCCGCTGGAAAGCGATCCGGTGGCCAAGCTGCTGGAAGTCGGTGCCTATCGCACCCTGCTCAACCGGGCGCGTATCAACGACGCCGCCAAGGCGCTGCTGCTGGCCTATGCCAAGGGCAGCGACCTGGACCAACTGGCGGCCAACGTGCAACTACGCCGCCTGGTGGTACGTGCCGCCGACCCTAACAGCGTGCCGCCGACCGAAGAACTCCTCGAAGAGGACGACGCCCTGCGCGAGCGCATCGAACTCGTCTACGAAGGGCTGACCACCGCCGGACCGCGTAACAGCTACATCCTGCACGCTCGCAATGCCTCCGGGCAGGTCGCCGATGCCACGGCGGAAAGCCCGTCGCCGGCGACGGTGGATGTCACGGTGCTGAGCTTCGACGACAAGGGCGTTGCCAGTGCCGAGCTTCTGGCTGAAGTCGCAGCCTACCTGAATGACGATGAGGTGCGCCCAGTAGCCGACCGCCTGACCGTGCGCGGTGCCGAGATCCTCGAATATGAGATCAATGCCGTACTGCATATGGTGGGCAATGGTCCGGAGAACGAAGCGACCGTGGCCGAATGCCGACGTCGCTTGCAGGCCTGGATCAACCCGCGTCGGCGTCTTGGCGTGGAGGTGGCCCGCTCGGCGATCGATGCACAACTGCACATCGCCGGTGTCGGCCGGGTCGAGCTGCTCGACTGGCAGGACATCCGTCCGACCAAGGGTCAGGCGGCCTGGTGCAGCAAGATTTCCGTAACCCTGGGAGGCTGACATGACCAGCCTCCTGCCACTGAACAGCACCTTGCTGGAACGGGCTGTGGAGGCCGCCTCGGCGGATGTTCCGCAGATTCCGCTGCGTACGCTGTACAACCCCGACACCTGCCCGCCGCACCTGCTGCACCAGCTGGCGCTGGCCTGGTCGGTGGACCGCTGGGACGAGAACTGGCCGGATGCGATCAAGCGCGCGGTGATCCGCGGCTCGTTCCAGGTCCATGCGCGCAAGGGCACCCTTGGCGCCTTGCGCCGGGTGGTCGAACCCTTCGGCTACCTGATCGAAGTCGCCGAGTGGTTCAACACCGTGCCCGAAGGCGTGCCGGGCACCTTTGCCCTGAAGATCGGCGTATCCGAATCCGGGATCAGCGAGGAGACCTACGAGGAGCTCACCGCGCTGATCGACGACGCACGTCCGGTCAGCCGGCACATGATTGGCCTCGCCATCACCCTCGATACCAAGGGCTACCTGCGGGTTGGCCTGGGCCTGAGCGAAGGCGACGAAATCGACATCTACCCGCCTGCCTCACGCGACATCGAGGTACGCGGCAACCTTGGCCGCAGAGGCCATGACCATCAAATCGAAACCCTGGACGTTTACTCATGACTGACCAGAACAGCCAGTTCTTCGCGATCCTCACTGCGGTGGGGGAGGCCAAGCAGGCCAACGCGAACGCCTTGGGCGTGCCCTGGACCTTCGCCCAGATGGGCGTGGGCGACGCCAACAATACCGATCCGGTGCCGTCGCGCACCCAGACCAGGCTGATCAATGAGCGCCGTCGGGCGCCGCTGAACCAGCTCACGGTCGATCCCAAGGACTCCAGCATCATCATCGCCGAGCAGGTGATCCCGCCGGATGTCGGTGGCTGGTGGATCCGCGAGATCGGCCTCTACGACACTGCCGGTGACCTGGTGGCCGTAGCCAACTGTGCACCGAGCTACAAGCCGCTGCTGGCGCACGGGTCCGGGAAGACCCAGGTGGTGAGCCTGAACCTGGTGGTGACCAGCAGCGCCAATGTGCAGTTGAAGATCGATCCGGCCGTGGTGCTGGCGACGCGGGACTATGTCGATAGCAAGATTCTCAACGTGCTGCCGCCGAACAAGACCGCCGGCACCTACACCATGGTCGAGATCAATGATCGAGGTGTCGTTCAGCGCGGTTTCAAGCCGACGACCCTCGAGGAATACGGCATCGTCAATGCGCTCAAAGTGGGTATCACCAGCTATCAGCGACCGATTCTCTCCGGCCTGGGGTATGGCAGCGCGGCTGAATCGGGTGGTGCCATCGAGATTCGTGAAGCGCAGGAAGTGGGTGCGTCGAACAAGAGCTTCGCCTATGCCCCGCGGATCATGATGCACTGGACGGGCGTCGCCTCGGGCGACCTCGGTATGGATGCAACGGCGCAACTGTTCTGGAAGGGTTATCGGGTCCACCATGAAGGCAACTTCGACCCTGCGACCAAAGCTAACAAGGCTTCCACGCTGGCGGGCTATGGCATCACTGATGGCATGGCCAAGGGCGCTGGTGGTCTGATGAGCCAGGCCGGTACGGTGCAGGGCCGTATCTCCAATATTCCTGAGACACGTTTCATCTCGACCAGTGCGGCTACTGAAGATCGGCCGGCGGGAATCACATACGCCGCCGGTGTTCATGTCACTTGGGGTGGAGGAGAGCAGTGCATCGACTTCCTTGGGGCGCTGAATGGCCAGGAAGACTTTTTCGTTCGAAGCAGCTACATGGGAGGAGGCACCTTCCGCCGGCTATGGACGGAGGCCAACTTCACTCCGGCGCTGAAGGCGGATCTTGCGAGTCCGGTATTCACCGGTACGCCCCGGGTGCCAAATGCGGCAAGCGGGACGACTACCGACCAGGCAGCAAGCACCAAATTCGTAATGGACGCTGTCAACGGCAAGCTCAACGTCGCGAACGCCCAAATGACCGGCATTCCGACCTGCTCCACGGCGAACCTCGGTACCAGCACTTTCCAGGTGGCCAACACGGAGTTCGTTCAGAACACCTTCAATGCCAAGGTAGCTACTCAAGTACAGGTGGACGCTGGCGCGGATGACAGTGCATTCGTCACGCCGAAGAAGCTTCGCTGGGGGTTCAATATCTCTCTCGGTACAAATAGCTACGTCATCTTCCCTACCTGGCTGGGCGGTCTGATTTTACAGATGGGCAATGGCAACGCGACCACGGACAACACGGGTGTCTCGTTCCCGATAGCTTTCCCGAACAGATGCCTTTGGCTGTGTGAAAGTGACCGAACTAGCACTGGCGGTGCGAACAAGACGTTCTGGCAATTTCGAGACGTGGTGGCATCAGGATTCAACGCCCTCAATCTGGGAGCGTATGCCAAGGGCAGCACGGCGTGGTTGGGGTATTCGATCAACTCTGCGTGCACCTGGTTCGCCATTGGATATTAGGAGGTGATTTTGGAACGTTTTTATAGTCAGAGCACCGGCGCGACCTATCTGGCGGGTCTGCATACCCACATCCCGGCGGATGCTGTACTGATTACTGAGAGCCGCTACAACGAGGTTATCCGCGATGCCGACCCTCTCAAGGTTCGCGGCCATGATGAGGAAGGGCTGCCCATCCTGATCGATCCACCGCCGCCTTCGCCGGAGCAGGTTGCCGCCATCGAGAGGATGTGGCGAGACAACCAGTTGAATACCTCTCAGTGGCTGGTTGCCCGCTATAGCGAGGAGACGAGTCTGGGTATGGCAACGTCGAACACTGCCGAACAGTTCGCCGAACTGCTTGAGTACCGACAACACCTGCGTGACTGGCCCGCATCCGAGTCGTTCCCTAATGCCGAGGAACGCCCCCGGCCTCCAGCATGGATCGCCGATCAAATCTGACAGAGCCCCGCACCGCCGGGGCTTTTCCTTTCCCGCAACACCCCCGAACGGCCCCGCACTGACGGGGCCTTCTCATTTCTGGAGATAAACACATGAGTGGATTCTTCCACGGCGTCACCGTCACCAACGTCGACACCGGCGCTCGCAGCATCGCGTTGCCGTCCTCGTCCATCATCGGCCTGGTCGACACGTTCACCGAAGGTGCGACAGCCACCGCCAAGGCCAACGACCTGGTGCTGATCACCAGCGAACGTGAAGCCGTCGCCGCGTTCGGTGCCGGTGCCGCGATCACCAAGTCCTGCCAGGCCATCTTCGCCCGGGCCAAGGCGGTCATCGTCGCGTGCGGCGTGGCCAAGCTGACCGACGCCGCCGAGCAAACCTCGGCAATCATCGGCAGCGTTGGCGCCGACGGCAAGCGTACCGGCCTGCAGGCCCTGCTCGACGGCAAGAGTCGCTTCAACGCCCAGCCACGCCTGCTGGTCACCCCGAAACACAGCGCCACCGCCGCCGTGGGCACCGCCCTGGTCGCCCTGGCCGACAAGCTGCGTGGCCTGGCCATCATCGACGGTCCGAACACCACCGACGAAGAAGCCATCGCCTACGCGGAAAACTTCGGCGCCAAGCGCGCGTTCATGGTCGACCCGGGCGTGCAGTACTGGGACACCGCCACTGACAAGACCGTCGATGCCCCGGCCTCGGCCTGGGTCGCTGGCCTGTTCGCCTGGACCGACAACGAGTACGGCTTCTGGGCCTCGCCGTCGAACAAGGAATTCGTCGGCATCACCGGCACCACCCGTCCGGTGGAGTTCCTCGACGGCGACGAGACCTGCCGCGCCAACCTGCTGAACAACGCCCACATCACCACCATCATCCGCGACGACGGCTTCCGCCTGTGGGGCAACCGCACCCTGTCCAGCGACCCGAAATGGTCGTTCGTCACCCGCGTGCGGACCATGGACATCGTCATGGACGCGATCCTCTACGGCCACAAGTGGGCGGTGGACCGCTCGATCACCGCGACCTACGTCAAGGACGTGACCGAGGGCCTGGAGAACTTCATGCGCGACCTGAAAGCCCAGGGCGCAATCATCAACTTCGAAGTGTATGCCGACGCCGAGCTCAACACCGCCAGCCAGCTGGAGCAGGGCAAGGTGTACTGGAACATCCGCTTCACCGACGTACCACCCGCAGAAAACCCCAACTTCCGTGTCGAGGTCACCAACCAGTGGTTGACCGAAGTCCTCGACCAGGCCGCTTAAGGAGCAACAACACATGGCAATGATTCCGCAAACCCTGGCGAACCTGAACCTGTTCGTCGATGGCGTCAGCTTCCAGGGCGACGTCACCAGCCTGACCCTGCCGAAACTGACCATCAAGGTCGACACCCACCGCGTCGGCGGCATGGATGCCGCGATCGAGATCGATCAAGGCATGGAGGCGATGAGCGCGAGCTTCAAGACGACCGGCGTGCGTCGCGAAGCCCTGAAGTTCTTCGGCCTGGCCGACAGCTCGGCGTTCAACGGCACCTTCCGCGGTGCTTTCAAGGGCCTGAAGGGCGCCATCACCCCGGTGGTGGTGACCCTGCGTGGCATGCTCAAGGAAGTCGAGATGGGCGACTGGAAAACCGCCGAAAAACCGGAGACCGGTCACGTCGTTTCCCTGACCTACTACAAGCTGGAGATCGATGGCCGGCTGATGTACGAGATCGATCCGCTGGGCATGAAGCGCGTGATCAACGGCGTTGACCAGCTCACCGCGCAACGGACCGCCCTCGGCCTCTGACACAAGGACAAGCTCGTATGACGCAAGCAACGAAAGTACCCGCCTGGCTGACCGTCAGCGCGGACCGTGTGGTGGTCAAGCTCAGTCGCGCCACCGAGGCGAACGGCGTGCAGGTCGACAGCCTGTCGCTGCGCGCCCCGACCGTCCGCGATCTGCGCGCTGCCCAATCGGGCAGTGGTGACGACGAAACCCGGGAGCTGAACCTGTTCGCCTCCCTCGCCGAGGTCGGCACCAAGGATCTGGAAGGGCTGGCCCTGAAGGACTATAGCCGTCTGCAGACGGGCTATTTTCGCTTGGTGCAAGACGACGAGCTTTGATCCCTCAAGGCAAAAGGCGGCAGCGAAGCGGCTCGCGAAAGAGCTGAACTTCTCTGCCGCCGAGATCATGACCATGTCGTACTCCGACATGGTCTGGTGGCTCACCGAGTGAGCCGGGTTTGCGCGCAGGGAGGACGATATGGCGGGCGAACTGAATATCAAGATACAGATCGAGAACGTTGTCGAACCGATCCTCGGCCAGGTGATCAGCCAGATCGAAAGCCAGGTCGGGCAGATCGAGGCGGTCGCCGTTCGCGTCGGCGAGACGTTGCGGTCGACGACCCAGGGTGCATTGCCGCTGGCCACCGTGCTCAAGACGGCCAACGACACGGCTGCGGAATCCGCCAGGAAATGGCAGGCCGCTCTGGAGGACATTGGCAGGAAGCTGGCCGACCAACTGGACAAGTTGCCCAGGTTGACCAGTGCCTACGAGAGCCTTGGCAAGGCAATGGGGGCCGCCCGCTTGCCCGCGGGTGGGCAGCCATCGTCGAGCGAGTCGCCTCGTGACACGATAGTCGATGCTTCGCGAACGGTCCTGCAGTCTGCGGGGAGTTCGGTCGACAAGTTCGCGGGCTATGAAGGGATTGTCAAAAAGCTGGTACGCCAGGGGGAAAACGCCCCCAGTAAATGGGAGACCAAGCAGGCCAACGTCGAGGCTGCGATTGGCAACATGATGCATGACACGAGCCTGAGCAGGACCGAGGCGGCCAGCCAGCTCTGGAGCATGTACGACGCCGGTATGACGCTCGACGAGGCCGTGGGGCAAGGACGTCTCGCCGCGAAGTTCAGCGACGGTCAGCAAGTGGATCAGCGCACCACGTCGGGGCTGTTCCGTACCTTGCTGGCCAACGGTGTGCAAGGAAACCAGCTTGAAGGCTTCCTGAACACGATGATCGGTCAGGTAGACGATTTTGGTGTCGGCAATACCGCCGAGGCACTGACGCGCCTGCTGCCGGAAGTCGGTGGAAGCCAGGAAGATGTTGTTCGCCTGGTTGCGATTCTCCAGCAGGAATCGCAGAAAACAACCAACCCTGTCGATGTGATGAGTGCAGCGAAGGCCCGCTTCCTCGAATACAAGCAGGCGGGAGGGAGCCAGGCGGCCGATGTTGACCGGTTTGGGGGGGATTACATGCCCAAGACCCCCGTCCCTGCCAAGCACATGGACATCAAGCTGGAGGACCGCAAGCAAGACCTGGAGTGGCAGCAGAAGAAACGTGAGGCTGCCAACGAGCGTTTATCGGTGGGTGTAGGTGGCGCGCTGGCGCCGATCTACTCGACCTGGACAGGCTTCATGACCAGTGCCACCAATCGTCTTGGCATCGTCGTCGAGACATTGAGTGGCGTGATCACGGTCCTGGGCGGAGTGGTCGTGGTTGCTGCGGGCCTGATGACTGCGTATGCGGCCTTCGCCAAAGGCAAATTGTTGCTCGAGGCCGGCAAGGCGGTGCTGGGGCCGCGAGGCAAGGTCTTCTCTGATGCCCGGAAGGTGTACCAACAGAAAACCGATGCTTCGGGCGGCAAGATAAGCACATCGGCCAGGGCGAAACGGGCAACCAAAGCGCTGCTTGATCCACAAGGCACGCGAAGTGAAGTCCTCTCTGACGCCAGGAAGGCTTTCAAGCAGAAAGAAGACGCTTCGGGCGCCAGTATCGGACCTCTTGGGCGTACGGCGAATGCGGCCAAGACACTCAAGGCGCTTGTGCCAGAGGCACTGCTTCCTACGACCGGAACGAAGGTGGTGGGTGGCGTCCTGGGGGCACTGGCGGGCGTGGCGATGGCTGTCGATGTGTCCGAAAACGCAACGACTGACCAGGAAAAGGCCGAGGGCTACGGTGAGGCTGCCGGGACGGTGCTCGGTACGGTACTGGGCGGGTTCCTGGGGCCATTGGGCGCGATGGCGGGTGGCTACGTCGGCGCTGCGGTTGGTAAGTACGCTGGTCACAAGATCAATGAATACTGGGGGGACGGCGGCGAGAAAAAATCTGAAAACGCAACACAGCCCTCGCCCGAACAGAATGCATCCGATGCGGCGAAGCTGGGAGCCGCTGTCAAGGAGACCGCTCCCGGAGCGGCGCTGGCGAAGGAGCAAGGTAAAGCGGCTGAAGAGAGGCAGCGTTCGGGGACGGTTGTTCCAACTGCGAACACATCCAATCCGAGCGCAGCAACTGACGGCACATACGGCGCCCAGGGACAGAGCGGCGGCGAGGTAACGCCTGCAGTCCGGCAGCCGGCAGCCCACGAACGAGGGGACGTCGTCCGGTCGATTGCCGCCAATACCCCAGCAATGGCCGCGTTACCGGAAGCCGGCTCGCCCGTAAGCGCGACCATTACCAACACGACGTCACAGCAATTCGCGGTCGCGCCAAGCATCTCCATCAACGTCCAGGGCATCGTCACCGATCCTGCGCAACTCGCACAGGTTCTCGAACCGGAAATGCAGCTGATGTTCACGCGCCTCGCACAACGGGCCAGCACCGGCGCCGAGCTGTATGACACAAACCACCAGATGCCTAGCTTTAGCTATGTCTGAGGACATCTCATGGCCTACATGGAACAACTGCAATCCGGCCTGCGCTCCCTGGTAACCGCAGGCGAGGCCGGACGGCGCAGTGCCGATGAAATGCTGGGGCCCTTGAATGGCGCCATCAGCGATGTCACCGGTGCCGCGACCGAACTGGAAAACCTGCCCTTCGTGGGCGAAGCCATCGGCAAGAAGCTGCAACGCACGATGCGCGCCATCGAGGTGGCGCAGTCGACGGTGGGCATGGTTGCCGCGAAATACAACCAGGCGGTCAGCGTGGCCAGCGAGGTCGAAAGCCGGCTGGAGTCCTTCTCCGAGCAGGCGGGCAAGGCCGCTGCCGCGATCAACCGGGTGGCCGGCAAGATCAGCCCCGCGCTGGGCTCGATCCTGCCGACCGGGACTTTCGCGCCTGCGACGACCCCGCCGGAAGAGGCGGTCAAGCCATACCCGCACCTGCTGGTCCTGCAGCCGCTGCCGAGCGGCGAGCCGTTCTACTTCAATCTGGATACCGCGGCGTTCCACCAGTTCAAGCGCACCAAGGGCTTCAGTTGGGCCGCGCAGGAGCGTCTGTCGCGCAGCAAGGCGCAACAGGCGATTGGCCTGGGGGACGACAAGATCACCATCGAAGGTACGATTTTCCCTGGCTTCAAAGGTGGCCTGGGCCAACTGCAACGCTTGCGCAGCATTGGCCAGGAACTGCGGCCACTGAGCTTGACCACCGGTTTCGGGGAGTTTCTCGGCAACTGGTGCCTGGCCAGTGTCAGCGAAACCCAGGACAACATTCGTGCTGGCGGCATCCCTGGAAAGCAAGCCTTCACCCTGGAGTTCGTGAGCTATGGCAACGATATGCAGAACGTCTGAAGGAGATCTGCTCGATACCCTGTGCCAGCACTATTACGGCCATCTGCGCGGCAGCGTCGAAGCGGTACTGGATGCCAATCAGGGGTTGGCCGACGAGGCCCAGCCGTTCCGCGCAGGTGTGCTGATCCGGCTACCGACGCTGTCTGCGGTCACCGATACCACGGTCCTGCTGTGGGATTGAGCCCTTCGCAATACCAGGCCCCGCCCAGTGCGGGGCCTGTCTTTTCTGGAGCCTGAACATGCAACCTGTGTTTCGTATCGTCGCCGACGACAAGGACATCACCGCGCTGATCAACGACCGCCTGCTGCTGTTGCGCACAACCGACAAGACCGGCATGGAGTCCGACGACTTCGAGCTCAAGCTCGATGATCGCGACAGTGCCCTGGCCCTGCCCAAGCGCGGTGCACAGCTTGAGGTCTACCTCGGTTATGCCGGGCAGGAACTGACGCGGCTGGGACGTTACACGGTCGATCAGATCGATGTTTCCGGACCGGCCTCGACCATGGAGATCCGTGGCAAGGCCGCGGACATGCGCGGCACCGGCAAGACCATCCGCAGCGGCAGTTGGGAGAACGTGCCGCTGCAACAGATCGTCCGTGATATCGCCGCGCGCAATGGCTGGCAACCGCAGTGTCCGGTGACCACCGTGATTCCTCGGGTCGATCAGCGCGACGAATCGGATTTCAACTTTCTTACCCGTATTGCCCAGCAGTACGGCTGTACCGCCAAGATCGGCGATGGCGCGCTGCTGGTGCTGCCGCGACAGGGTGGCAAGAGCGCCAGCGGCAAGGACCTGGGCGTGGTCAACGTGGCCATCAGCGATGTCAGGCGCTGGAAGTTTCATCTGCAGGACCGGTCCACGGTCAAGTCGGTGAAGACCCGTCATCAGGATCCGGCGACCGGGCAACAGAAAACGGTCGAGAAGGAAAACGAAAACAAGCCTGACGACATCAGCGCGGAGTACATCGACCGCCATATCTATCCCAACAAGCCCGCCGCCGAGAAGGCTGCCGAGGCTCGCCTGGAAGCGTTCAAGCGCAGCACCGCCACGGTGTACCTGGAAATGGCCGGGCGTACCGACCTGTTCGCCGAGCGCATGTTGAATGTCCATGGTTTCAAGGACGGCCTGGATGGCAACTACCTGATCGACACCGTCACCCAGACCTTCACCGCCACTGGCTGGGACACCACTGTCCAGTGCAACGGCACCAACCAGGGCAAGTCCACGGCGAAGACCCAGAAAACCAAGCAGACCAAACCGCTCAAGGCCGAGCAAAGCGAGGGCCGCAAATGACTTTGACCGAAGCCGAACTGTTTCGCATCTATCCCAACGCCCGCTCTACAGCGGGCGTTTTCGTTGCACCGCTGAATGCCGCGATGGCCCACTGGGCGATCGACACGCCGCGGCGCGTGGCAGCCTTTCTCGCCCAGATCGGCCATGAGTCCGGGCAGTTGCGCTATGTGAAGGAACTGGGTTCGGAGCAATACCTGGCCCGCTACGACACCGGCAACCTGGCCGTGCGCCTGGGCAATACCCCGGAGGCCGATGGTGACGGCCAGCTGTATTGCGGTCGTGGCCTGATCCAGGTCACCGGGCGCAACAACTACCGCGCCTGCAGCATGGCGCTGTTCGACGACGAACGCCTGCTGGCGCGTCCGCAGATGCTCGAGGAACCACAGTGGGCTACCGAGTCGGCGGCCTGGTTCTGGCATTCGCGGGGGCTCAACCAGTTGGCGGATCGTGGCGAATTCAATCGCATCACGCGGCATATCAATGGCGGCCTGAACGGTCTCGAAGACCGCCTCAAGCTCTGGGCCCGGGCCCGCGAGGTGCTGTGTTGAGCCGCCTGCGGATCGCCGCCCTGGCGCTGCTGGTGCTGGCGGCCTGTGCGCTGACCTGGCAAGTTCAGGAATGGCGTCATGGTCGCCAGGCAGCGCTGCGTGAAGAGGCCTATGCCCGCGAGCGCCAGCAACAGGCGGAAACCGCTACGGCGCAGTTGCAGGACGAACGACGTCAGCGACTGACGCTGGAGCAACGCGTGCAGGCTGTCGACCAGACCCACTACCAGGAGCTTATCGATGCTCAACAGGCTCAAGCCCGTCTGCGTGACCGGCTGGCTACTGCTGACCTGCGGTTGTCAGTCCTCCTCGCCAGCGACACCGGCGCCCCCGCTGTGCCAGCCGCCACCGGCCCCGGCGGCGTGGTTCATGACCCCCCGCGAGCCCGACTTGACCCGGCGCATGCTCGACGAATTGTCGCCATCGTCGACGACGGCGACCAGGGACTGATCGCCCTGCGTGCCTGCCAGGCCTACGTGCGCGCGCTGCGCTTCTGAGTGGTGTAGGGTAGGCGGCAGTTTTTCCAAGGAGGCTGCCATGGACCCGATCACCGCACTTTCCGCCCGGCTGGGGGAACATCTGCGTCGTTTCAATGCCCAAGTGACCACCGCCGAGTCCTGCACCGGCGGCGGCATCGCCGAGGCCATCACCCGCATCCCCGGCAGTTCGGCCTGGTTCGAGGCCGGCTACGTGACCTATTCCAACGCGCAGAAGACCCGCCAGTTGCAGGTGCCGGAGGTGTTGTTCGGCCAGGTCGGCGCGGTCAGCCAGGAGGTGGTCGAGGCCATGGTGCGCGGCGCCCAGGCGGCCAGCGGCGCACGCTTTGCCGTGGCGGTGAGCGGTGTCGCCGGCCCCGATGGCGGCTCGCCGGCCAAGCCGGTGGGCACCGTGTGGCTGGCCTGGGGCGACGCCAGCCATGTCAGCAGCGAGCGGCGGCAGTTCGACGGCGACCGCGAAGCGGTGCGCCGACAAACGGTGATCGCCGCGCTAGAGGGCTTGTTACACCTTGGTGCGGAGTAATTCACGAATCGGGGGTAGGCGGAAATAATTCCCTGTGGAATAATACTGGCTACTTATACAGTTGTTTCTGGCCGTCAGGCCCTATCGATTACGTGAGGACTTCAATGGACGACAACAAGAAGCGTGCCTTGGCTGCGGCCCTGGGTCAGATCGAACGTCAATTCGGTAAAGGCGCGGTCATGCGC